CCGCATGTAGGCAGGTGCATCTTGGTTTATGGCGCGTAGGTCATCCTCATCGTCATCCATGTCATCCATGTCATCGTCTGACTGCCAAGCGTTGCAGTAGTAACCGCCATCAACAAATTCATCCCACTTACGGCAATAAGCCTTAGTGCCATCTTCACTAACTACGTCATCGTCATAAAAGAAACAGTTTCCACAGGCGCGACCCTCTGGCACATCTTGCGCTAGTGCTGGGCGGTAGTTCTCAGGCAAGGCACGTTCCCCACCCGGTTCCATGTCCTCAGCTATTGACACAGCAACCATCTGATCTATGGCATCTTGCTTGGTCGTATGGCATCCAATAACTTCGCCATCATCTTTAATAGTTGCCCAGCCTGAGCAACCCTCTGCGGTGTCGGTAATAAAGTATGGCATTAGTAAAGTGTCTGCCTTATCCAGTGAATAGTTGCTCCTGCCGATTCAGCCACACAATAAAGGGCTTCGCCGGGATTCAGTACCATGTCCATTTGTTCTAGTTTAGTTAAACCAAATCCGTTGCTAGTTGTTACATCACCATTGCCAATGTAAACAGTTTTATCATTTGAAGCATTAAAGATTCTGATTCTTGACGGATTGGGTGAACTGCCGTCTATCTGTGCTGGCACAGTTAAGACTGCTGTGTGATTGGTTGTAATTGCCACGCTAATCCTTAAAGCAGTAGAAGCAGCTCTGCTTCATCCTCTAGTATTGACCATTCTACTTGCGCTTGAACGCTAACAAAGAATGCTGGACTTAGTGCAGATGTTGTTGCCGTAATTGTTGCTGGCATTCTTACAGGTCGAGCTGGTGGTGTTTCTACGATTACAGGCGTTGCTGGTTGCGGAGCAGGTTCAACCTTTGGCTGGCGTAATGCTGGTGCAGCGTATGGGCGGTTAGAACCGTAGCTTGATGGTGTTGGTTCTGGTGGTGTAGGCGGCGTTGGTGGTATAACACTTTGAGTAGCCGTTGCCTGTAATGAACCAAGAGAACTCGTAAATACTGGTTTGATTGTTGGCGTAGTGTCTGCTGTTGCTGTTAAACCATCTAGAACGGCTTGAGCATTTGCAACATGTGTAATCGTTGCTGTAATAACACTAGTCAAAGAACCTAGATCAGAATTGAGAGCAGGCAAGATTTGAGGAATACTTGTAGCTGTGGAATCTAAAGAACCTAGTGATGCAGACAATGAAGCGTTATGGCTAACTGATGAACTAGCCGAGCTGGTCAATGCGCCTAAATCACCAGAGCCAGAAGCCACAACAAATGTAGATGTGTGAACACTGGCAGTTAATGAACCAAGCGATGCAGATGCTATTGCGTTTATGGTTACAGGTGAGCCATAAAGTGTGTTTGAATCCAGAACTCCACGAGTTTCAGAATCAAGAATGAATGAGCCTGCGCTCATGTCTTAGCTCGCTAGTGTGAGTGAAGTTGTAAACGCGCCTGAACTAATTGTGTAGGTATCGCCTGCGGTGTATGGGTTGCCAGTAATTGTTCCAGAAAATAAGAAACTGCCACCAGTTAGTGCATCCCAGCAGCTGAAGTGAGTTGCATCCTGTGAACCACTAATGTTTGTCCACGATACGTCAGCATCAGAAGCAATAGACCCAGCAGAAGCACCAGCAAAAGAAACTGCCTTGCGTGTGGTTTCTGTTGCGCCGTTAGCTGTGCCAGCAGTACCGGGATCTCCTATGTGTAATTGCACATAAACATTCGTCACGGCGTAGGCGGTGTTATTGCCTAAAGCATTTAGCAAACTATCTGCTAAGTGTGCGCTCATACCTGTTGCCATTAGTCCTCAACTCTTTCAGTTACAGTAACAATCTTGCCATCGTCATCACGTTCAACAGTTCTAATAACTGTGCGCTGTTGCGGTGCTTCAACTGTGATGTTAGGCGGTGCAACATTTATCACGGCTGGCGGTACGTTCACAACTGTTTCAGGCATCTGCACATTTACATCGTGTGTACGTTGTACGTCATAAACAGTTTCAGGTGCTACTGGGTCAATCTGAGCCACTTGTTGCAACTGCGTAGATGGAACGCCTGTGTGATCTATTGACGGCAGATTTAGAGCAGCCAGAACGCCAGCAGGATCAAAGCCAGAATAGATAAGTTTCTGAGCCATCGTAACGCGCTTGTCGGTTTCAACGAGTGAAGCAGCACCCAAATCCACGTTAGCCAAAGGAACGCGATAAACGTCACCGCCTGTAACAGGTCGCAAGTCCTCGAATCTTCTAATGTCATTGACTGAAAGGAATCCTGCCTGTGAGCCGATTGAGTAGCCGTTCATTCTGGTAGCGAAATCACCGCGAAGCAAACCGTCTACATTGAAACGAATAAACGCGCTGGCTGGTAACAGTGCGCTGTAAGCATCTTCAATCTTAGCGACATAAGGGCGCAAGGTATGAGTTACAAAGTTAATGTTGTTTTGTTCTACGGATGCGTAAGACATTGCGCCGGGAGTAGTAATGCCGATCATGTGTGGTGGAACTCTAAAGATACGAGCTACTTCTTCAATGGCTAGTTTGCGACTGTCTAGCATCTGGGCTTCGTCTGGGTTAATGCCAGTCTTTACAAACTTCGCGCCACCTGTAAGCAGTCCAGTCTTATGCGCTTTCTTGTAACCCTTGTGACGTTGATCAAAACCGTCAATCAGTTGTTTAGCCTGATCGCTGTTTAGTCCCATTGGGGTTTCAATGATTCCCTGAGTTGTTGCACCCTGACCAAAGAAACGTGAAGCGAAAGACTGCAAGGCACTAGATAGACCTAGATTGTCTTTAAGTTCTGTAACTCTTGACATACCGCGTAGTTCGCCAGCCTTGCGCATTTCAGTAATCTGAATCATGTCGCGCTTGCTTACTGGTTCTTCTTGATACTCGTCAATAATGTATTCGATTTCACGAGTTAGTTTGTTTCTTGTGACTCTCACGCGGTAAGGGTCAATGACTACTAGGTTTACAACATCGCCACGACCATCACGGAATACACGAACGAAAGCGTTGCCGTCTAGCAATAAGGAAATAAGAACTTGCTGGTAATGCTCAGAGCGTAACAGGTCTACGTCTGGTCGTTGTACCCAGCTAGGCTGTGGGCGATAAGGTACACGATCACCGTCACGGCGAATAAAGGAATCAACTGGAAGCGTTGAGATAGTGTCAGAGATCAAAAGCACACAAGAGTAGAAAGCATTTATCTTCATCGCTTGGAACTGATCTATGTTTGTTCCTGCTTCTGTGGTGAATGCGAATGAATCACCTGCACCCCAGATTGACTGGAAACTAATTGCGCGTTCCTCTTTATTACCGCCGGTCAAATTTCCAAGCATTACTTGCCTTTCTCAAATGCAATACCGACAAGCAAAATACTTACGCCAGCTGCAACTATTCCTAATGGCAGGATGAACAAACCTAAACCTAGTGAGATAGTTGCTAACCCAATCACTTGCAGGATAGATGGAATCAAAGCAAACTCCTAGAAACTAAAGAACTCAGGCACAACAGGTTCTTCCCTTGAAACAGTTGCCCTATCAAATCCTATGATACTAGCAACAGCAGCATCTATCTTCCTAGGTGAACCTCTGTGTTCTTTCACAATGCGTGGCCCTAGTCTGTCGGTCTTAACTACTGCGTTTGATAAGTGGCGTGTTAATAGTGGGTTGCCGTCATGGGTTAGCTTGTTTGAGACCACTGCATCATAGAACTTTGCACAGGCTGGAACCATACGAGCAGGTGAAGTAGACGGCCATTCAACTATGGGGAATCCTGCTTCATCTAGTACCTGCATTGTGCGTTGCCATCTAAACGGGTCACACGCGATCTCTCGCACGTTATGTGTGCCACAGAATTCGATAATCGTGTTCTCGACTTCCAGAATGTCTACGCGCCATTCATCGTCATCTTCTGGCTGTTTCTCCCAAGCCTTGACCATAAAGACATACGGTTGTTCTTCACAGGTCACGCCGATAATCACAGAAGCATCACCAGAGAACGAACCATCGAAACCTAAGACAACAGGTACATCAGGCCCAATCTCTCGCTGAATCTCTAGCTGTTCCCATGAGCCGTTAGGCAGCCACGCGGTCTGACTGCTCACCCATTGATTGCACCGCTTAGTTCTGAACTCTGCTTCTGGCGTTCTCTTAACCATTGCCACAAAGTCTTTGGGATCGTTAAGGTCACCGAATGCAGGGTTGGCATCTTTCCAAGTCTGTTCTAAGTGGTGGTCTGCTTCTGCTTGTGCTTCCCACCAAGCCATAAAGAATGTTGGATCATCTATTTCTTTACGCGCTACCTTTTGCCCATACTGATACAGGCTGTATGCGATTGAGTCTTGACCAGATGAATCTGCTTTGACTCCTGCTGTTGTAACACCAATGAGCATAGGCTCACGTCTTGCGCCCATTCCAAGTTGCATAACGTCAAACAGTTCACGATTAGGTGCTGCGTGTAGCTCATCAAAGATAACCATTGTGGGTGACAAACCCTCTTTAGTAAATGACTCACTAGATAGAACGCGATAAACAGAACCAGTAGCTGGGACTTCGATTGCATCCCGGTAAACGTTGCACAGTTCCTCTAGTTCAGGTTCTGCTTGAATCATTTTTTTAGCATCACCAAAAACAATACGAGCCTGCTCTTTATCAGCTGCACAGGAATAAACCTCACCACCAGCAGGCCCCATGATCAAAGACCATAAGCCAATTCCAGAACCAAGTGCGCTCTTGCCGTTCTTCCGAGCCATGCCAATGAGCGCGGTGCGATGTATAAACTTTCCATCTGTTCCAACTGCAAACAAATGACGCATTAGTTCATGCTGCCAATCTCGCAGCTGCATCTTGTCACCTGCATACCCAGCAACTGTTTCCTTGGTTTGAATAGCAAAGGTATCTATAAAATCTGATACTTCAATGCCACGCGATTTAGTAAGCGCAGCTTTGTTCACAGGTGTCAGCCAAGTTGGTGGCCAAGACTCAATGTTGGCTGGCACGAGATCGCAGTTCCTCTAGCTTTGATTGACGTTTAAC